ACATGGGCGGTAGTACGCTCTTTCCGCACTACGGCTTCATGGCGGCCGGTGGGCCGGTGGCGGCCGGCTCGGCGTACATGGTCGGCGAGCGTGGGCCGGAATTGTTTGTGCCAGGCGCCAACGGCGCGATCGTGCCGAATGGCGCCGGCGGCGCGACGGTCAACATTGCGCCTGGCGCGTTTGTCCTAAATTACCCAATCGTCAACAACCCGGCCGCGCTCGACCAGCTCGCCAGGACCGTCGGCGACGCGATACTCACCAAGCTCACGCGCGCCGGCGCGCGGCTCTAATGCCGGCCGACGTCACGCCGCTCGGCATCACTGGCGCCGACCCGGCGTTGACCGGCGCTCGGTCCGGCCAGGCGCGCGCCGGCGCCAGTCGCTCGGCGTACACGGTGGCGGCCGCGGCGCCGCCGGTGCTCACGTCGATTACGCCAACGAGCGCGACGGTCGGCGGCGCGACGTTTACGTTGACGGCCGCCGGGAGCAACTTCGACACCGGCGCCGTGCTCTTGTTTGGCGGCGTCGCGCTCACGACGACGCGCGTGTCGGCAACCCAACTCACGGCGCCGGTGACGCCGGCGGCGACCGGTGGCGGCGCGACCGTGCAAGTGGTCGTACGCAACGGCTCCGGCGTGCCGAGCTCGTCGAAGCCGTTTACGCTCAACGCGCCGGCGCCGCCGGTGCTCACGACGATCGCGCCGAGCTCCAAGACGGTCGGCGACCCAACGTTTACCCTGACGGCGACCGGGAGCAACTTCGACACCGGCGCCGTGCTCTTGTTTGGCGGCTCGCCGCTCACGACGACGCGCGTGTCGGCAACCCAACTCACGGCGCCAGTGACGCCGCCGGCGACCGGTGGCGCGTCGACTGTCCCGGTCGTCGTGCGCAATGGCACGCTCGCCGTAAGCGCGGCGCAAACCTTCACGCTCAACGCGCCGGCGCCGCCGGTGCTCACGGCGATCGCGCCGACCGCGGCCAATCTTGGCGACGCCGCGTTTCCGTTGACGGCGACCGGGAGCGCGTACGACGCCGGCGCCGTCATTGTTTGGAATGGCACGCCGCTCGCGACGACGCATCTTTCGGCGACCCAATTGTCGGCAACGGTCGACCTGGCCGGCATGTCGGCCGGACCGGTGCCGGTCACGGTGCGCAATACGACGCTTGCCGAAAGCGCGCCGCAAACCTTTACCGTCAACCCGGCGCCGGTGCCGGTGCTCACGGCGATTTTTCCGACCGAGCGCAATGTCGGCGACGTGTTTGCGTTGTCGGCGTACGGCTCAACGTTTGAGCTCGACGCCGTGATTTTGTGGGGTGGCGCGCCGCTCACGACAACGCATGTATCGGCCGCCGAGCTCCGAGCTACCGTCGACCTGGCCGGCGCGCAAGCCGGGACCGTGCCGGTCGTCGTGCGCAACAACCGAGCCGGGACCGAAAGCGCGCCGCAACCGTTTGTCGTGCATGAAGCCGTTATCCCAGGCCAACGGCTTCCGGTCATTGTGATCGACGGGATTGCGAGCGGCGCCGACGCAACGCGACGCGTGCTCTACGCAACCTTGTCGATACACGACCAGCTCAACGAAGTACCCAATACATGCACGTTTACCGTGCAAGGCGCGCGACCGTTGGAAGGCGCCGAGCTCGTCATTGCGTACGGCTCGGCGAGCAATATGGCGCGCCTGTTTGCCGGAACCATCTTGCGCGTGACGCAAATCTACGTCGCCGCCAAGCCGGCCAATGTCTTATGGCAGGTCGAAGGGATCGACTATACATGGGAGCTCAACCGACGCATTGTCGTCGGCAAATACACCAATCAGTCGGCGAGCGCGATCGCCGCGGCGCTCGTGGCGACCTGGGCGCCGGCCGGCTTCACGACGGCGATCGAAGCCAATCTGCCGGTGCTCGACGAGATCAGCTTTACCAATACGCCGCTCATGGATGCCATGACGCAATTGGCGACCCGCATTGGTGGATACGCGAGCTGTGATTATTTCAAAGCGATCGGCTTGTGGATTACGCCGACCGGCACGCCGCCGGCGCCGCTCACGCCGAGCCATCCGAGCTTGCAAGAGTTTCAAGTCACGCGCGACTTGTCGCAAGTCGTCACGCGCGCGCTCGTCGAAGGTGGCGGCGTCAACGCGATCGCGCTCGTGCCGCCAGGCGAAACGCGCATCCCGGTCGAGGATACGGCTTGGTATCTGGCCGGCTTGGTCGTCGCCGGACCGCAACGCGTGAAGTACACCGGCGTCGTCGTCGGCGGCGTCGGCGCGTTTATTGGTCCTGGCGTCGCGCCGTCAAGCGCGCTCACGGCCGCCATTGCCGCCGGTGGGTCGTTGCCGCTCGGCACGTTCAAGTACGCGTATACGTGGGTCACGGCGAGCGGTGAAACGCTTCCGTCGCCGGTCAAAGCCGTCACGGTCGCCGGCAATGGGAAGGTACCCAATCCAACCGTCGCGCCGACGGCCGCGGCCGAGTCGTCGATTGAAGGGGTACTCGTCGCCAATGGCAATTACAGAGTCAAGGTGACATGGTCGACGGTGGCGGCCTGGCCGCCGACGCAACAAACGCTTGCGACGCCGGCGTCGTCGTCGACCAACGCCGGACCGACCAAGTGTATTCGTTGGTGGGCCGACGCTCCCAACGGCGCCGTACAGTGCAACGTGTATCGCACGGTCAACAACGGGTCGACGTATTACGCCGAATCGCGCAAAGCCGTTGAGTTTGTCAATCAAAACGAGCTCGTCAATAGCGTGATCGGCGGCATGACCGACGCGCAATTGACGGCGCAAAATATTCGGGAGCCAGGAAGCAACACGTCAGTCGTCGTGAGCGGCAAGAGCGTCGCGTTGAGCGGGATTTCGGCCGGCGCTAGTGGCACGACCGCGCGCAAAATCTATCGCTCGGCCGTCAACGGGTCGCAACTCAAATTGCTCACGACGCTCAACGACAACACGACGACGGCGACCGCGGCGCCAGATACGGCCGCCGACGCGTCGCTCGGCGCCAACGCGCCGACGGTCGATACGTCAGGGCTCAACCCGACGAGCGGCTCGGTGCTCGCCGGCTCGACGAGCATTACGGTGTCGAGCGTCGGCCCATTCGCGCCGGCCGGATGGGCCATGGTCGCCAATCAAGTCGTGCGGTATACCGGTGTCTCGGCAACCGCGCTCACCGGCGTACCGGCGACCGGCGCCGGCGCGCTTACGACGTCGGTCAATTTTGGCCGCGAAATACTCGTCGCGCCGCAACTCGTCGGCATCCCGGCGAGCGGCGCCGGCGCCATCAAATACGACATTTTGCCAGGCGACGCCGTCAACGTGCTCGTCATACTCGACGACCCTGGCGCGCAACAAGCGCTCGCCGCATTGCTCGGCGGCGACGGCGTCGTCGAGGAATACCAACAAGATCGGCGCGTGAGCTTGGACGAAGCCGCGGCGCGCGCGCAAGCGTTGCTCGACCTGAAAAGCGCGGTGCTCGAAACGTACCGCTACCGGTCGCGCGACCCGGTCACGCGTACCGGCACGACCATCACGGTCGACTTGCCGGCGCCGACCGACGTGCACGGCACGTACGAAATCCAAGACGTCACGATCGGCGGCTTCATGGGTACCGATGAGTATCCGTTTTACGACGTGACGGCGAGCTCGCGTCGCTTCACGTTTGAAGATTTACTCCGGCGCCGGCGCTCGGCGACGACGACCGACTAAGGGGAGCTCCATGACGACCGTAAACCGCGCAACGTGGGTCGACGACGACGGGTCAGGCATGACCGGCACGATTATCAACAACGCGCGCTTGCAGGGCGACATATACGACCGGGTCGACGGCGCGCTCGCGACGCTCGACGCGAAAGACACGACCCAAGACACGGCGATCGCCGCCAATGGGCCGCATGGCATCTTGAGCGCGCAGCATCCCGACACGACGCCGGCCGCGCTCGTCGCCGGCGACATGCTCGTCGTCGGTGCCGGCGGTAAGCTCGTGCGGCTCCCGAAGTCGACCGACGGCCATTTGCTCACGCTCGCGAGCGGCGTGCCGGCATGGGCGCCGGCCGGCGTGTGGAGCGACGTGCCGTACAACGCCGGCAACTTCTCAGCCGATTCGGGTACGTGGACGGTCGAAGCCGCCGACGTGCAACAACAGCGATACTTGGTCGTCGGAAAAATGGCGATCGTCGCGTTTGGAATCGCTTCGACTGGGATAACAGGGGTCGCCGCTACCGCGCTCCGTATCTACTTTCCAACGTTTCCGCTCACGTTAGCCGGGTCGATGTACGTGCCGTGCACGTCGTACACGGGCGCCTGGAATACGGGGAGCGTTGGCTATTCCGGCGGAAACCCGTTTTTACAGCTCGTCGTGTATGCAACTCCCGCGCGCGGCTCGTGGCCGGTGTACTCAAATACGCAAATGTTTGGGCAGATCGTGATCCCGCTCGCCTAACGTAAGAGCTGCAAGAATTGCGCGACGAGCGCGAGCAACACGGCCGGCCAGAGCGGCGCGCGACCGCGCGCATGGGCAATCGCGACCATGGCGGCGACCGTAATGGCGGCCAGGGTGAGATTGGTTAATGGGTCGCCGACGGTCGGATTAATCATCCGGCCGTTGTACCCGATTAAGCGGCGCGAGCGGTAAAAATAGCCGCCAGTGTGAGAAAATACCCGCGGGTCAAATCCATGCGGCGCGCCGCCGATTTAACGCTCGCGCTCCAACATCTACACGCCGCTCAGCGGCTCTTACGCGCCGCTCTGGCGCTCTTGCCGGCCGTCGCCGTCGCTAAGGCCATACGCGCCACCGAAGTCGCTCTGGCGGCCGGCCAGGCCGCGCAGCATACCTTACCGTTGGAAGCCGACGACCCACCGTCGCCGGCGGCCTAGTGCCAGGTCGTCGGCGCCAGGTCGTCGGCGCCGCTCTTGGCCGGCTTGCCGCGCCGCTCAAGCCGCGGCCGACCGCGCGGTCGCTTGCGTTGGTTAACGCTCGGCGCCGACGAAAAGAGCTCCGGCGCCAACCGGTAGATTTCGGCGAGCTCCCGCGCGAGCTCGGCCAGTCGGACCGCGGCGCCGCGGCGTTGCAGTTCCGCCAGGAATTGGCGTTGGCTCATACGATTCTCCCGACTCGGTCGGCGACTTGGGCCAAAAAGTGGACCAACCCCGCGCGACCAGCGCGCGCCGGCTTGAGCCGCAACGCCAACCAAATCAACGAGTTAGGATTGGTGCCGAGAGCCGGGATCGAACCGGCGACACCACGATTTTCAGTCGTTGCCAAACCCCATTCGACAGTAAACGCAAGCGGCGCCAGTCGTAAAAGTCTAGCAATTCTCACCGCTCCCGCATATGCTCTTGCTCGTGCTTACGCCGCTTGGGCCAATTTTTGGACCATAATCCGCTGGCGAAGCTGAAAGCGATTAAGAGCAATGCCGCACGTCATACTCACTCAAGAGCTCGTCGACGGGCCGCTCGCGCCGGGTACGTATTTCGACCTGGCGCTCGCCAATTTCGCGGTGCGCGTCGGCGCCAATCGCCGCGCGTTTTATGTCAGGGTCAGGGAAGGTCACAAACGCGTGCGCGTCGCCGTCGGCCTGGCCGGCGACCCGGCGACGCAACCCGGCCGGCTTCGCGTCAAGGCCGCGCGCAAGCGCGCCGCCGAGCTCCTGGCGTTGCACGCCGACGGCGTGTTGCTCAAGCCGCCGGCCGACGTCGGCGTCGACGGCTTGTCGCCAGATACGGCGACCGTGGCGCAACTCGTGTCGAGCTTCCTGGCCGAGCATACGGCCGGATGGTCGACGAGCCATGCGTCAAACTCACGGTGTCATGGCAACCGGCTCGTGAAGCTCCATGGCACGGTACTCGCGCGGTCGCTCAGTCGCCACCAACTCAAAACCGCGGTGCGCACGTACGCCGCCAAATGTCCGACCAACGCCAATCGATACCATGCGTTTCTGTCGAAGCTCTGCCGGTGGGCCGTCAACGAAGAATTGCTCGACCGAAATCCGATCGACCAGCTCGGCAAAGTCACGGTCGAAGAAAGCCGCGACCGGGAGCTCAGCTCGGCCGAGCTCGTCGCGTTTTGGGCCGCGCTCGACGCCATTGCCGCCGACCCGGCGTCGACGCCGCGCGATCGCGCGATCGCCGACGTGTGGCGGCTTCGACTACTCACCGCGCAACGCGAAACGCCGCTCCGAAAATTGGAATGGTCATGGGTCAAGTTTGATACCGCGGTGCTCGATTTTCCGGCGTCGGTCATGAAGGGCAAAAAGGGCAAACGGCTCCCGCATGTTGTCCCGCTCGGCGCGCGCGCGCTCAAGCTCTTGGAAGCCAGGCGCGCGGCCGCGGCGACCGTCGACCGGCTCGTGTTTGGCACGCGCAAAGGCACGACCGCGGCGCCTGGCAAATCGCGCGGCAACCCGGTCGCGCTTCCCGACTTCCAAGGGAAGGATTTGCGCCGAACCGCGGCGACGCTCATGGCTAAGCACGGCATCACCGATTTCGTCATTTCGCGCGTGCTTGCGCACGTACGCCGCGGCGACGCCGTCACCGGGATTTACAACCGGTACGAGTACTTGAGCGAAAAGCGCGTCGCGCTCGACACGCTCGACCGGCTCGTCACGGAAATACTTGAGCCGTCGGCGGCGAGCTCGGCGCCGGTGCTCCCGTTTCAACGAGCCGGCCAATGACGGACTACCGCGGCGTACGGCTCTGCAAGCTCTGCCGACGGCCGACGCGCGCCGCCGACCAGATATGCGACCGGCATCCCAAGTCGCGCCAGGCGGCCGCCGGCGACGAGCCGCGCGCGCGTTTGCGATGTGCTCAAGGCTGGCACGACGACCCAGACAACTCCGGAATGTGTATTCGCTGCAAAGTCATACTCGACCCTGAGCTCGGCGACGATCCAAACGAATATCGGCGCCGCCGTGGACTTCCTGACGTGCCAGTCGAGCCGTCGTCGCGCCGTATCCGGCCACGGCGCAAATAGCACGACCCGCGTTTACTCACGTTGCTCACCATGACCGGCGGCTCGTCTGCCGGTCACTTTTTTTGTACGGCCGAGCGATTTTCCGTTGACGGCGTTTCCTGGCGCGCTCAATATTCTCACTCCGCTCGGCGGTATTCTCACCGCTCGTGTTTACTGCGAGGGTCGCTCCCATGACCGTCGTCGACGACGCTCCCGCCACCGACGAATTGCTCACGCTCGACAGGATCGCGCGGTCGCTCCACTTGAATATGGCGACCGTGACGCGCATGGAAGCGCGCGGCGATTTTCCGCAATCGCTCAAGCTCCCCATTCGCAAAAAGCTGTACCTACGCTCGCGCGTCGAAGCATGGTGGCGCACGGTGCTCGGCGGCCAAAACGGCGAGCCATTCCCGTTGGCGCCGGCCGAGCTCGACGACGACGACGACTGACATGGCGCGGATTTCGTTGCCGGGTCATTGGAAGTTTCGTCGGCTCGTGCGCAACCTGGCCGGCTTACAACCGTGCACGCTCGTCGGCGCCGAGCCGATCGCGCGCGGCATGCTGGAATTGCTTTGGGAAGCCGGGTACAACGCCGTGTCGGCGTACGTCGGCGCCGCGGTCGACCTGGCCGACGCCGTGTACTGGCGCGGCGACCCGGCCGAGCTCGTGGCGTTGCTCGTCGACGCCGGCTTTGTCGACGAGCGCGCGCCAGGCGAGTACGTCATTCATGATTTGTGGAGCAACGCGCCGCGCTATGCGCAGCTCCGGTATCTGGCGAAGCATCCCGGCCAGGCGCCGCCATGGCGCGCCGGCGCCAGTATCGCGAATGATGTGCAACGTGGAACCATTACCACCGACGCGCTCAACTCCGAGCTCAACTCCGAGCTCAACTCCGAGTTGAAGTCGGAGCGCGGCTCGGAGCTCAACGCCGAGCTCAACGGCGAGCTCAAGTCGACGTACCCCAGGCCAGGCCAGGCCAGGCCAGGGATCGAAAAGGGCAGCGACGCGAGCGCGTCGCGACCATTCCCAAACCAAGACGAAAAACCGGAAGCGCGTAAACTCGTGCCGCTCGGATATGAGCTCGTGCGGCTCGGCCAGCGCTTCACGCTCGACGCCGATCTCAAAGCCGCCATGGCCGAGCTCGCCGCGCGCCACCGTATCCCGTACGACTCGTCGAGCATGGCCGGCGCGCTCGACGCGCTCAAGCATGCCAAGGCGCCGCTCTGGAAAGGCAACCCATGACGACCGCACGATTTCACTACTTAGTCGCCGTCGTCGTCGCCGTGTTGTCGATTTGGGTCGGCGCATGCGTCAAAAATTACTATCCGCCAAACCCGGTCGCGCCGAGCGCGCCGTCGACGCCGACGCCAACGCCGCCGGTCGTCGTGCGACATACGATCGAGTTTCGCGCGCTCGGCACGACGCGCGCGGCGAGCTTGCAATACGGCTCGGCTCAGGAAGGCTCAACCGACATTTCGACGATCGTGCCATGGTCGTCGAGCTTCACGACGACGCGCTCGACCCTGTTTGTGTTTATCACCGGCCGACCCGACGAGTTTGGTTTCGAGCTTCGCGTGCAAATCTTCATTGACGGCGAGCTTTTCAGGGAAGCCGCCACCGACGGCTTAGGCGCCGCGGCGAGCGCGAGCGGTACCGTGCAGCTCAGCGCAACGACGGCCGGCGCCTGGCGTGAAATGCCATGAGCTCGACCGGGCAACTACTCAAGCATTATTTGGAGCTCGCGTTGACGGAAGCCGGCGCCGGTCATGTCGTGCGGCAACCCGACGTGCAAGTCGAGTTGACCGACATGGCCGACGGGCTCGACGCCGTCAACGTCGAGCTCGCAAAGCTCAACGCGCGCGTCGCCAGGCTTGAGCAAAAGCGGTGAGAGTCGAACTACCGGCCGACCGTCACGCGATCGCGAGCTGTGAAGTCGTGCTCGACGATACCGGCATGTTTCACGTCGCCGGGCATTTCATGTTGCTATGCGTGATTGCGTACGCCGCCGACCCGCAAAAGCTCGAAGATTCGCTGCTTATGTTGGGGATTGCCGAGCCGCCACCGAAGATTGCCGAGCTCCAACAATTCATCCGCGGCAAGCGCGCCGGCGAGCGCAAACAGAAAGGGTAAAGCATGGCGAAATCGGGATCGCTCCATTCCTACCATCTCGTGTTGGCCGACGGCTCGGAGCGCGACGTCAAAGGCCACGACATCAACGCGCACGACGGCGCGCTCATTGTGCTCAACAACGAGCGCGGCGCCGTCGTGATGTACGCCGCCGGCCAATGGCGCATGGCCGAGCTTGAGCGCAAAGACGACAAGTAAAACGCTCGTGCGCATTGACGACCCGCGGTCGCTCGCGTGGAAGCTCTTTGCCGAGCTCGACGACACGGCCGAAACGCTCGGCGCAACCTATGACGACGTACTCGGCGCGGCCGCGGTCGTCGTCGCGACGTACGTGTTGCGCATGCGCGCCGAGCTTCGCGACCGCGGCTTTGGCGATTGCGACCTGGCGGCCGGCGATCGCGCGGCCTGGCGGATTTTTCGCGAGCGCGCGCAAGAGCTGATAGACGGTGGCACGGTGCACTGAGGTACGCGCATGATTCCCGGCCATCGGTGTATTTGGTGCGGCAATGTCGTCGACCGCGCCGACCATCTGAAGTACTGCGACGGCAAGCAAGGCCATATTGAAGCCGCGATCGTCGAGCCGCCGGCCGAGCCGGAGCCGCCGTTTATCGTCATTACCAAACCGCGGCATACGTCGGTCGAAGCGTTTTACCGGGCGCTCGACGCCGGCGTCATTAACACGCGCCGCTTGCAAGCGTACGCAGGGCTCGCCGAGCTCGGCATTGCGACGGTCAGCGAAACCTTTGAGCATTTGAAAGACACGCGCCAATTGACGATCCGGTACGACTCCAACACGGCGACGCGCTTTTCCGAATTGCGCGACCTAGGGCTCATTCGCGAAGTCGGCGAGCGACCATGCCGTGTCACCGGGCAAACGTGTATCACTTGGGCCGTCGTGCGCGCGTCGGAGTACGCCGGACCGGCGACGCTGAAGCGTTGTCCAACGTGTGGGCAAATCGTGTCGCGTGTCGTGCCGACGGTCAAAACGTGACGCTCACGGCCGACGCGTTACTCGGCGAGCTCCGACGCCATGTCGGTCATACGCTCCGGTGCAAACGCGAAACGACCGGCGACGTGGCAGGGTACGCCGTCGACACGGTGGCGTTGCGTTGCGAGGATTGCGGGGAAGTGATTTTGGAAGGGGTACAACGCTTGCTCAAACGGAAGCCGACAAACCAACGCAACCCGGTCGTACGGTCATGACATGCGGTACTGTTTGCAACCGGGATGCTCGGCCATTGTGCAACGTGGGTATTGCCGGCCGCATGCCAGGTCGACGCGCCTGGCGGCGCGTGGCAGTCAACGCGAGCGTGGGTATACCTACGCATGGGAGCAACGCGCGCGGCTCTTTCGGAAGCTGTACCCACTATGCGGCATGCGACCTGGCGGCCTGGCGCCGGTCATGTCGGCGTGTCACGACACCAATCGAGCAACGCCGGCCGAGCTCGTCGACCATGTCGTACCCCATGGCGGCGACCCGTCGTTGTTTTGGGATGAGCTCAACAACTGGCAATCGCTTTGCCAGTCGTGTCACTCACGCAAGACGGCGAGCGGCGCGTGAGCGTTGACCGGGGGGTACGAAAATGTTTGGCGCCGCAGCCGGCCGTAACCATCCGAGCCGACCTGCGACGTGCTCGCGAAATTGAGAAATCGTGTGGATCGCGATTTTAGGGCTTTTTACGACCCGGCGCCAACCGCTCGACGACCGCGGGAGCTCGCCGGCATGACCGCTCGACGACGGCGCGACGTCCTGGCGCGCGCGCGCTCGTGACCGACCTGTGATCCAGGGGAGAAAAAAGCAATGGCAAAAACAGGCGATTTCGTCGTGCTCCCGTTTGGCAAGATCGTCGGCGTGTTTGAAACCGGCAAAGTGACGGTGCAAGTGTTGACCAGTGTTGGCGGCTCGGCGGCCGAGCATAGCGAGCTCGTCGAGTTTGACCAACGCTTGCTCGCGTTTGTGCGCGGCGACGTGCAGCCGCCGATCGCCATTCCGCCGACGTCGCCAGGGTCGCCGGAAAATCCGATCGTCATTCCTGGCCGGCCGAGCCATCCGATCGCCATTCCGCCGAGCGGCGCGCATCCCGACAACACGTTGCCGGCCGGCGGCGCGCATCCTGACAACGAGCTCCCGGCCGGCGGCGCGCGACCCGACAACGCGTTGCCAGGCGCGCCGACGACCAAGCCGACGCCGGTGCCGCCGGCGCAACCTGGCACAAAGCCAGTGCCGCCGGCCGAGCCGAAAAAGTAAACGGCCATGCGCGGTCGGAAGCCGACGCCGACTTCGCTCAAATTGCTCCGGCACAATCCCGGTCGGCGGCCGCTCAACGCGCGGGAGCCAAAGCCGCCGACCGGCCGGAGCTCGCCGCCGAGCTATTTGACCGGCGCCGCGGCGACCGAATGGCGGCGCCTGGCGCCGGAGCTCGCGCGGCTCGGCTTGTTGACGACGATCGACCGTGACGCGTTGGCGGCGTACTGCCAAACGTTTGCACGGTGGCGCGAAGCCGAAACCGAAATCCGCAAACGCGGGATGGTCTTGAAGGGTCGCGACGGTGGGCCGGTGTTGTCGCCGTTTGTGGCGGTCGCCAATCGCGCGCTTGCGCAAATGCGCGCGTGGCTCGTCGAGTTTGGCATGACGCCGAGCGCGCGGTCGCGCGTGTCGACGACGGCGAGCGACAAGCCGGCCGACCCGTTTGCCAAGTACGACGACGACAATGGGCCGGCAATCTTTGAGCGGTGGAAGCAGTAAGCATCCCATGGACGAATACGCCGACGCCGTCGTCGCCGGCCGTGTCCTGGCCGGCACGTACCACCGGCTCGCATGCGTACGCCACCAACGCGACCGCGCGCGCGAAGCGACGACGGCGTTTCCGTATCGGCTCGACCTGGCGCGCGCCAATCGCTTTCTCTCATTCGGGCAAGAGCTCAAGCACTACAAAGGCGATTGGGCCGGCACGCGTATCCAATGGCAACCCCATCAAATCTTTCGGCTTGGGTCGTTGTTTGGATGGATACACGTCGACACCGGCGTACGGCGTTTTCGGAATTGCTACAACGAGCTCCCGCGCAAGCAAGGCAAGTCGCTCGAAACCGCGGTCGTCGGCGTGTATGCAACCTTTTTCGACAACGAAGCCGGCGCCGAAGGGTATTGCGCGGCGACGAAAAAGGACCAAGCGCGCATCGTGTTTGACGACTGCAAGCGGCTCGTGCAGCAATCGCAATTGCGCGACCGCATCACGATTCTAAAAAGCAACTTGTCGCGTGAGTCGACGTCGTCGAAATTGGAGCCGCTCGGCGCCGACGAAGATTCGCTCGACGGGCTCAACCCTCATTTCGTATCGCTCGACGAAATCCACAAATACAAGTCGCGCGCCATGATCGACGTGCTCGAAACCGCGACCGGCGCGCGCGCGCAACCCATCATTTACAAAATCACGACGGCCGGCGACGACCTAAACTCGGCGTGCGGCGATGAGCATAAATACGCGTGCGCGGTGCTCGACGGGTCGCTCGTCGACGAGTCGTACTTCGCATTTATCGCGCATGCCGACGTCGGCGACGATTGGACGTCGGCCGACACGGCGCGCAAGGCCAATCCCAATTACGGCGTGAGCGTCAACCCGGCCGACCTGGCGTCGAAGGTCGTCAAGGCGCGCGGCATGCCGGCCGCCAAAGCGACGTACCAACAAAAGCATCTCAACCTTTGGGTCAACGTTTCGCAACCGTGGCTTGATTTGGACGGCTGGCGCCGCGGCCAGTCGAAGCCGGGAGCATGGGAGCTCGCCGAGCTCGCCGGCCGGCCGTGTCTTGTCGGCGTCGACCTATCGGCAAAGCTCGACCTGACGGCGTTGGTGGCGCTCTTTCCGCCGGTCGCCGACGAGCCATGGCGCGTCGTGCGCTATGTATGGTCGCCGGCCGATACCCTGGCCGATCGCGCTCACCGGGACCGCGCGCCGTATCCGCAATGGGTCGAGCGTGGGTACTTGCGCACGACGCCAGGCACGCGCGTTGACCACCAAGTCATACGCGACGCGCTCGCCGAGCTCCGAGCCGTCGTCGACATACGCGCCGTCGGCTTCGACCCATGGCACGCCGACCAGCTCATTGTGCAGCTCACGCAAACCGACGGCTTTGCGACCGACCAAGTGTTGGAAGTCGCGCAAACATACAAGGGCATGTCGAGCGGCGCGAGCGCGCTTGAAGCCGCCGTGCTCGCCGGCCAGGTCGACACGCAAAACGACCCGCTCATGGAATGGGCCGCCGGCAACGCCGTCGTGCAGCGCGACGGAAAAGACAACATTTTCCCGATTAAGAAACGCTCCCGCGGTCGAATCGACCCGGTCATGGCGCTCGTCGTCGCTTGGTCGTTGGCATTGCGCACGACCGAGCCGTCGGTGCCGCAGATACACGTATGAAGGGTCGGCCCATGTCCAACGACGTGCTCAAAAAGTCGGCGAGCGTCAACGTGCACGTACGCGTACCGGCCGCGCAGTACGACGCCATGTACGCGCAAGCGCGCGCCAGTCGGCTCACCATGGCCGATTGGATTCGACGCGTGTTGCGCCAGGCGCAACCGAAAAAAACGCCATGAGTAGAGTGACGTTTCGCAACCTGGCCGGACTAAAAAAGTCGCTCATGGCAAGCCACGATCGCAAGCCGCGACACGCATGGGTCGACGACGAGTCGCGCCGCCATAAGTACGGCGCCAAAACCACGTACGTCGACGGGATACGCTTCGCCAGTCAACGCGAAGCCAACCGGTACGCCGAGCTCAAGCTATTGGAGCGCGCCGGCCAATTGTGGGATTTGACGTTACAACCGCGCTTCGCGCTTCATGTCAGGTACGCCGGCTCGATTGGCCTGGCGGCCATGCGGCCGACGCTCGGCGCGAAGCCATGGTCGACGCCGCCGGTGTTGCCGGCCGAGCAAACGATCGGCGATTACGTCGCCGACTTCGCGTACGCGACGCCGACCGGGACGATTATCGAAGATGCCAAGGGAGTCAAAACGCCGCTCTATCGCTGGAAAAAAAAGCACGTCGAAGCCGAGTACGGCGTGCGCATCGTGGAGATTTGAGCCATGTTGAGCATCGACTTGTTGTTGCTCGTCGCCGCGCTCGTGATTTGCATCTTGGCCGGCATCGGCCGCGCGCCGCTCTGGCCGGCGTTGTTGCTCGTGATTGTCGCCGAGCTGCTACACACGACCGGGATTTATCCGCACTAGCGTCGGCGCGTTTGTCGCCAAACCTTGACCGCTCGGCCATGTCGTGGCGCAATCGTGCGCGACATGGCCGAGCTCGCCGAGCCGACAACCGAGTACGCGATCGCCGAGCTCACCGTCGCGCGCAAGTCGGTCGACGCCGAGCGGCGCGTGTTTGGCGGCCTGGCGACGACGCCGACGATCGATCGCCAGGGCCATTCGGTCGACCCGTTTGGCGTCACGTTCCGCAATCCGCTCCCGCTCTTTTGGCAACACGAAAAAAACATCCCGATCGGGACGGTCACGCTCTTTCCGGCGACGAAAGACGGGATCGCGTTTGAAGCCAACATCCCGGCCGTCGACACGCCAGGCGCGCTAAAAGACGCCGTCGACCTGGCGTGGCAATGTCTCAAAGCCGGCTTGGTGTCGACCGTGTCGATTGGGTATCGCATCCTGGCCGACGGCGTCGAGCGGCTCACGGCCGGCGCGCTCAACCTACGCAAAACCGAAGTCGTCGAGCTGAGCTTGGTGACAATCCCGGCAAACCCCGACGCCGTCGTGCGGTTTGTCAAATCCCTGGCCGGTGTCCCGGCCGTCATCCTGGCCGGTGTCCCGGCCGCCGAGCGCAAGCCGGTAAAAGTCATGACCATCCAAGAGCAAATTACGGCCGCCGAAGCCAATCGGGCGACCAAAACCGCGGCCATGTTGCAGCTCATGCAAACGGCCGCCGACGCCGGCACGACGCTCGACGCCGACCAGACCAAGACGTACGACGAGCTCAGTGACGCCGCGCTCGCGCTCGACGGGACCATCAAACGCTGGCGCGAGCTCGAAACGCTCAACGCCGCGGCCGCCAAGCCGGTCGCGCCGGCGCCAGGCCGCATGGCGACCGTCGTGCCGTTTGTGCAGGTCAAGAGCATGCATGAAAAGGGCTCGGTATTCGTGCGCGCCGCCATGGCGATCGCGCGCGCCAACGGCGACAAGATGCTCGCCGTTGAGTACGCCAAGCAATGGAAAGACACGCCGGAAGTCGAGCTGTTTTTAAAAGCCGCGACGGCGCCAGGCACGACGACCGACCCGACGTGGGCCGGACCGCTCGCCGTCGTGACCAACGCGACCAACGAGTTTATGGAATTGCTCAGACCGAAAACGATCTTGGGCAAAATCCCCGGCTTGCGCCAGGTGCCATTCAATGTGAGCGTGCCGGTGCAATCGGCCGGTGGCTTGTACCAGTGGGTCGGCCAGGCGAAGCCAAAGCCGGTCGGTAAACTCGGCTTTACGGCCGCGACGCTCGGCATTGCAAAAGCCGCCGGCATCATCGTGTTGACCGAAGAATTGGTCAAGGTGAGCTCGCCGTCGGCCGAAGCGATCGTCCGAAACGACATGGTCAAAGGGATCGCGCAATTCCTTGACCAGCAATTTATCGACCCGGCGATCGCCGCGGTCGCCAACGTGTCGCCGGCCAGCATCACCAACGGCGCGCCGACGATCGTGTCGTCCAACAACGCGCTCAAAGACATCGTCGCGTTGATCAGCATGTTCACGACCGCCAACATTCCGATCGCCGGCGTCACGTTGATCATGTCGGAAACCAACGGCTTTGTGCTCGGCATGGTACGCGACCCGCAAGGCAACCGCATGTTCCCCGGCGTCAACTCCGGTGGCGGCTCCATTGACGGCATAAACGTCGTGACGAGCAACACGGCCGCGCAGCTCGTAATCGCGTTGCAACCCGATTTGATTCTGTACGCCGACGACGGTGGCGTATCGATCGACGTGTCGCGCGAAGCGTCGCTCCAAATGGATTCGGCGCCTATGTCACCAACCGACGCGACGACGGTGTTTACGTCGCTCTGGCAAAACAACTTGGTCGGCTTGCGCGCCGAGCGGTTTATCAATTGGAACCGCGCGGTACCGGCAAGCGTCGCGTATGCAACCGCGGCCGTGTACGCGCCGACTGGCCTAACGTCATTTGACGCCGGCGACGCCGGCAATGGCGGGACGGTCGCGCGCGGCAAGCACGCATAACACTTCGCCAACCGGCCGCGCGCGTTTACCGGGATACGGGCGCGCGCGGCCGGCGTTTTCGCGGGAGCTCCATGCGTATTTTCGGCCGTGAGATTTTCTCGCGTCGCTCGCCGCGGCCGCCAAGCCGCCAGGTCGACGGATGGTCGCCGGTCGCCGTCGTACGCGACCCATTCCCCGGCGCATGGCAACAAAACCAAGAGCTCACGACCGACACGTCGCTCACGTACTTCGCGGTGTACGCATGCGTGTCGATGATTGCCGCCGACATTGGCAAGCTCGAATTGCGGCTCGTCGAAAAAGACGCCGACGGGATTTGGTCGGAAAAGACCAATCCGGCGTACTCGCCGGTGTTGCGGGAGCCGAATCGGTACCAGCTCGCCGGCACGTTTGTCGAGCAATGGATTTTATCGAAGCTCGTGCACGGCAACGCGTACGTGTTGAAAGAGCGTGACGGCCGCGGCGTCGTGATTGCGTTGTACGTGCTCGACCCTGAGCGCGTCACGCCGCTCGTGGCGCCTGACGGCGCCGTGTATTACCAGCTCGGCGCCAACGAGCTCGCCGGCGTGCCGGCCGAAGCGTCGCTCGTCGTGCCGGCGCGCGAGCTCATACACGACCCAATGCTCACGTTGTTTCATCCGCTCGTCGGCGTGTCGCCGCTTTATGCGTGCGGCTTGAGCGCGCTTGCCGGCCAAAACATGCAACGCCAAACGTCGGCGTTTTTCGCCAACGGCGCCAACCCTGGCGGCGTGCTCATGGCGCCTATGGCGATTACGCCGGCGCAAGCGAAAGAGTACAAAGACAAGTGGGAAGAATACGTCGGCGGCGCCAATCAAGGGCGCGTCGCCGTGCTCGACCGCGGCTTGGAGTACAAGCCGCTCACCATGTCGGCCGTCGACGCGCAGCTCATTGACCAACTCAAATGGTCGGCGGAAACCATTTGCTCGGCGTTTCACGTTCCGCCGTACATGGTGCACGTTGGGCCGCCACCACCGTACGCCAACATTGAGCCGCTCGTGCAGCTCTACTACAACGAGTGTTTACAATCGCTGATTACCAAGTTTGAGCGGTCGCTTGATAAAGGGCTTGAGCTCGCGTTGTCGCTTGGGACCGAGTTTGCGATCGACGACTTGTTGTTGCTCGACACCGGCACGCGTACCAAAGCGGCGCACGATTCGATTGTCGCCGGCGCGCTCGCGCCGAATGAAGCCAGGCGCAAGTATTTCGGGCTCGGCCAGGTCGCCGGCGGCGCGTCGCCGTATCTACAGCAGCAAATGTATTCGCTCGCCGCGCTCGCCGAGCGCGACGCCGCCGGACCAACGCCGCCACCGGTACCACCAACGCCGCCGGTCGACGAGTCGGCCGACGTCGCCGCCATGCTCGCCGCCATTCATGTCGCCGCCATGCGCGAAGGTTTGTATGCAACCTGACGTCCTGGCCGAGCTCATTGTCGGCACGGTCGCCAAAGCGATCGCGCCATTGCGCGCCGACCTGGCGCGTGTCGAAGGGGAGCTCGCCGCGCTTCGCGAGCGCGGCGCCGCGGTCGACCGGCTCGACGATACCGTGTCGGCTGTACGCGAGCGGCTTGCCGGCTTGGAAGCGCGGCCGCCGGTGCCAGGGCCGCCAGGCGCCAACGGGCTCGACGGCCGCGACGGCGCCGACGCGCTCGGCGTCGACGACCTGACGGCGAGCTTTGACGGCGACCGTACGCTCGTGCTCCGGTGGCAGCGTGGCGAGCTCGTCAAGTCGCTCCCGGTCGAGCTCCCCATCCCGCGGTATCAAGGCGCGTACGCGAGCGCGCGGTCGTATCGGCCTGGCGACGTCGTGTCGTACGACGGGTCGGCCTGGCATTGCGAAATCATGACCAGCTCGCGACCTGGCGACGCGTCGCGCGCCTGGCAACTCATGGTCAAGCACGGTCGCGACTTGCGCCAGGCGGCCGCCGGTGGCGCGTCATGACCGCTCTAGTGTCGCTCGCCGTCGCCAAGCAACATTTGCGCATCACCGACGACTATCACGACGCCGACGTGCAACAAAAGCTCGACGCCGCGGCCGACGCAATCGTCAAGTATCTGGCGGCCAAAGCCGACCCGACGTGGGATGCCGTCACGGTGCCGCCGGTCGTCGTGCAAGCCGTGTTGATTGTGCTCGGCCATTTGTACGACCCAGGCCGCGGCGACATGCCGGCCGACCCGGTCGACGTCGGCCAACGGCCGGCGCCATGGGATACGGTCGACGCGTTGCTCGTGCAACTCAGGGAGTCGGCCATAGCGTGAGCGCGAGCGCATACCGTCACGTCGTCACGCTCGACACGGCCGGCACGCCGGAGCTCGACGACGCCGGTGGGTACACCGAAGCCGCGGTGCCGCTCGTGCCGGCAACCTGGCATTGCTCGATTGCCGCGGCGACCGCGCGCGACTTGGAGCGTGTCGGTGGCGGCGTCGTGAGCTCGACGGCGACCCATATTTTGCGCGGCCGGTATCACGCGCAGCTCACCGAAAGCGCGCGTATCCATTTTGGCGATCGCGTGTTTGACGTCGAAAGCGTGCACGACCGCGACGAGCGGAAGGTCGAGCTTGAAGTCGTCGCGCGCGAGCGGCTCGTGCGGCCAATGGCGGCGCCGCTCAACGAGCTGGCGCCGAAGTACGGTCGGTGAGCCATGGCGAGCCGCATGACGCTTCAAGGGGTGCTAGAGCTCAAAGCCGCATTGCGCAATCTGCCGGTCGACTTGCGCGACGACGCGCAAGCGGTCGTCGTGGCTCACGGCCAGGCCGCGGCCAACGCCATTCGTGACGCGTATCCGACCGGGCCGGCGCGCTTTTTCAAAAAGCTCAATTACCGATACCCCGGTGGCAATCTGAAAAAAGGGGTCAAGGTCGACGGCGTCGACAACTCCCAATTTGGCACGCGCGTCATCGTGCGCAGTACGGCCAAGCATGCGTATTTGTTTGAGCATGGGTCGGCGTTGCGTCGCACGGCGACCGGCGCGTTGCGCGGCTCCATGCCGGCCGGCAAAGTCTTAGTGCCGATCGTCATACGCGAGCGGCGCGCCATGCTCGACGACTTGGTCGCGCTCGTCGAGCGCGCCGGCTTGACGGTGCGACGTGGGTAGCGTGGCCGACACCGGCGACGTCGACGCCGCCATGGTGGCGCTCGTGAAAGCCGACGCCGAGCTCATGGCGTTGTGTCCTGGCGGCGTGTATTACGGCGTCGCGCCGCAGGGGATAGAAAGGTTTGTGATTGTCGAGCGCGTGTCGCATTTCAACGAGCGCAATATGTTTCGCGCGCCGGCGAGCGAAACCTATTTGTATTTGATTAAGGCAGTAATACCGGGCAGCTCGAGTACCGCCGCGCGTGCGGCCGGAGAAAGAATACGCGCGTTGTTTGAGCTCGCGCGCGCGGTGCCGCTCACCGATTACGTGCAGCTCGCGCCAGTCGAAGAAACAGAAAGCATTAGGTATCCCGAAGTCGACGAAAGCAACTTAGACGTGCGCGTGCAACATTGGGGCGGCCATTACGAAATCACAGTCCAACGAGCGAGGTAAACAATCATGCGGTACCACGGAAAAGATGGTCAGGTCAAAATCGGCGCCGCGGTCGCCGCGTCACTCAACAAGTGGACGCTCAACGCCGCGACCGACAAAGCCGACGTGACGGCGTTTGGCGATAGCAATAAGCAATACGTCGTCGGCTTGAAAGACGTCAAAGGATCGCTCGGTGGATGGTTCGACGACATGGACGACGCGTTGTTTACCGCGGCCGACGCCGGCACGCCGGTCGACTTGGAATTGTTCCCGGTCGACACGCTCACCGGCTTGAGCTGGAAAGGTCCGGCGTACTTGGATGCGAGCATCGACGTGCCGGCTAACGGTGGGATTTCGATTTCGGGCGATTTCGTCGCCGCCGGCAATTGGACGCGTACTTGGCCGGCCGTCGTGGCCGCCACCGGCGCGACCGCTGGCACGCCAGGCACGTACACGCCGGCCGGCGCGCAAGCTCCCGCCAACATCACGCAAATGGGGAGCGTTGTCGCGTCGCCGACGACCGCATGGACAACGGGTCAGTCGGTCGTGACGGCCGACGCCGGCCATGTCCATTGGTCCGGTACGGCATGGGTCGCCGGCAACGCGCCGTAAACGGTCGTGTCGGTCGTCAACGGCACGTCGGCGCGTATCCGGTGGGGGTACCGGTCGGCCGCGGTGCTCGGCAAGTGGACCATGACGGTCGACGCGCCGGCGCCAGGCGACCGGCCGCGGCCGGTGTCGCGCGTACTGGTGAGCTCCGAGTTGGTCGAATACGACACGCTCGCGCTCGCGCAATCAGGGCTTGAGCTCGTCGCGCCAGTCGCCGACCGGCCGCCGGACCGTTGGCCGACCTGGCCGGTGTTGGCGCTCGTGCACAATGGGCGCGAGCTCCGAGCCGAGCTCGGACCGAAGAAAGGAGCGTCATTGCATGTCGCGATTCGTGCGGCCGGAAACCAATAAGCTCGACCTATCCGACGACGATTGGTTGCTCGTCAAGCGACGGCTCACGGCCGGCGAGCAACGCCGCGCATTTGCGCGTCACGTCAAAACGATGCGCCAGGGTGAGCGCGCCGAAATCGATCCCGAAGCGATCGGCCTGGGGCTCATGGTGCAGTACTTAGTTGATTGGTCGCTCGTCGACGACACCGGGCGCGTCGTGCTCATTCGGGACCAACCGACCAGCGTTGTCGAAGCCGCGCTCACGTCGCTCGACCCGTCGAGCTTCGCTGAAATCTACGACGCTATCAACGGTCACGTTGAGCGGCAACGCTTGGAGCTCGACGCCGAAAAAAAAAGCCGGGATACCGGGAGCAAATTGTCAGCGATCTCCGGCTCTGCCGGGTAATGAGTTGGACGTACGACGAGCTCTTGTCGCTCCCGGTCGACGTGTACGACGTGCTCGTGCTCCAACTAAACGACGACGCGCGCGCCGCCGACCTGGCGCGCGACCGTGAGTGACGCATGCCGGCATTAACTGCCAACTTTGAAGCCGACTTTTCTAAGTTCTACGACGCCGTACAACAAGCCGTCGTCGAGCTTGACGGCTTTGAAAAAGGCGCCGCGCGCGCCGGCCAGTCGCTCGACGCCATGGCGTCGCGCTTCAGCGGTGAGCAAGTCATCAAAAACGCGACGCTCATGGCCGAAGCCATTGAGCGGCTCGGCGGCGTGTCGACGCTCACCGAAGCCGAGCTCGCCAGGGTCGGCAAGACGGCCGCCGAAGCCGTCGCCAAGATGGAAGCGCTTGGCATCGACGTCCCGAAACGACTTCAGGATCTCGCCGACGCGAGCAAAAACGCCGGCAACGAAACCCAGGATCTCGGCTTGAAGGTGTCCGACCTAATTGCGTCGTACATCACGGCCGAAGCCGTGATTAAGGGTGTCGAAGTCGCGTACCACTTGCTCGTCGACAGTATTTCGGCCGTGATTACGTCGGCCATGGAAGCCGAGGAAGCCGACTCGGCGTTGCTCGCCGCGCTCGACGCGCAAGGGACCGCGGTGCCGTCGGTCGTGAAAGCGTATGACGACTATGCGCGCGCCTTGCAAGCGACGACCCGGTACAGCGACGACGCCGTCAAGGCGGCCGAGCGCATCCTGACGCAAATCGGAAACGTCATGCCGCGCGACATGGAGCGCGCGACGAAAGCCGCGGCCGACCTGGCGACCGTGCTCCATATCGACTTGAGCTCGGCCGCCACCATGGTCGCCAAAGCCGCGGAAGGGCAAACGACCGCGCTTGCCAAAGCCGGCATCGTCATTGACACGACCAACGGCCAGGCCGCCGACTTTAGCGACGTGCTCGACCAGCTCGAAACGAAGCTCGGCGGCGCCGCGGAAGCCGCCGGCAACACGTTTTCGGGGCAGCTCGATAAGCTCGCCAACTCGTGGGATAACGTGTTGGAAGCCACCGGCCGCGTTATCACCAACAACGAAACCGCGCGCGAGCTGTTTGCCGGCTTGACGGCGATACTCGACGGCAATACCACCGAGCTCAACGACAACGCCAAAGCCAACGACTTTGTCAGTGACGCCGTGTTGCTCGTCGCCAAAGGGCTCGTGCTCGCCGTCGACGGGCTCGACATTTTGCAACACTCGTTGCAAGCGACGCGCTTGTTGCTCGACTCGTTTGCCGGCGCCGCGTTGTTTGTGTACGAAGGCTTGCAGCAAATCGAGCTCGCGACGCAAAAGCCGCTCGCATGGGCCGGCTCTGAGGAAGCCGCGCAACGCGTACGCGAAGCCGGTGAGGCCATGGAATGGGCCGGCCATAAGCTCGACGATCTCAACGGCGACATCAACGCCGCGCGCGCGACGTCGGCGGCGTTTCACGACACGCTAGGGGAATTACGGTCGCAGCTCGCCGCGCTTGAAGAACGACTCGAAACGACGCGCGGCCAAACGAGCGCGCTTGCCGCGACGCAAGACGAAAACGCCGACGCGTGGCGCCGTCATACGGAAGCCGTCAAGGCGGAAGCCGACGCACTAAAAGAGCATATCGCCAACGCGAAGGAAGCCGGCGCGATCGAAGCGAAGCTCACAAAGGAATGGGACGACGCCGTTAAGGTCATGGGCGAGCAACAAGCGACGTACTCGGCGCTCGTCGCGCAGTACTCCAAAGTCGTCGGCTCTATGTCGCATGACACCATGACGGCGCAGCTCAACGACATAGACGCCGTCACGCAAGCGAAGCTCGACTCACTGGCAACCCAGGAAGGCGCGTCGGCCGAGTCGGCCGGTGTGATTGTCGCGATCGCCGAAGCGCAAAAAGCCGCGCTCGTGCAAAAGACGCTCGAAACCGACCCGTTGACCAGAGCGCATTACGCGATGCTCGCCGACCAAGCCGAGATTGCGTACAACCGCGCGCTCATGTACTCGGACCAATACACCGCGGCCGCCATTGACGGCTTACGCCGGCAACGCGACGCCGCCGAAGATACGCTCAAGCATTGGGAGTCGGCCGCCGACGCGTCGCTCGCGCATGTCGGCGCGACCGCGCGCGGGACCGCTGGCGCGATCGGGACGGTCAACGACCAATTCGTCACCATGGGCCATCGGCTCGACACGATCGTCGGCTTGACCGGCAAGGTGGCGGCCGGCGCCGGGTACGCGACCGAGCAATTGGCGGCCATGACGCTCACGGCCGAATACGTCGACCGTATGTTTACGCATCCCGAATCGGTACCGCAGGGCTTTTCGTTTGCGGCCTGGCAATTGAGCTTAGGGTCGCTCACGACGCCGCCAGGCATGGCCGCCGGTGGGCCGGTGGCGGCCGGCCAGTCGTACATGGTCGGTGAAGATGGGCCGGAGCTTTTCGTACCGACCGCGGCCGGCACGATTCTCCCGGCGGCCGGCGGCGTCGAATCGGGCGACGCCGCATGGGTCGGCACGCATGTCGACGCCATGGATACCGCCGAGTCGGCGACGGCCGACGCGTACGACGGCATGCGCGCCGACGTCGACCGGACCATTGACGGCATCATCCGAAAGACGGGCGAACAAGAGCGGTATACGTCGGCCATGTATGACCAGCTCGCCGCCGATTCGGCCGCGGCGACGTCGTCGGCGCTCGGCGACGTCAACCGCTCGACGGCCGGCGCGATTATGGCGTTTGCGACCTGGCAAGACGCCGCCACCGGCGCGTTGGCGACCGTCGCCGGTACGGCCAACGTGACGGCCGACGCGATCGCGTACGTCATGGGTATGTCGGCGGCCAATCAACAACCCGGCATCGGCCCATTCGACCCGGCGACCGCGCTTGCGCAACTCGGCACGTCGGATTTAGACGAGCTCGCCGGCATTGCCGGGTACAAAACCAACGTCGGCGGCCAGTATGTCGGCGGCGTCGGCAACGACATTGGCGACGTGACGCTCGCGCGACAATTGCTCGCGTATTTCCTGGCCGGCGGCGTCGTGCCAGGGATGCCGACCGACATGGGCGGTAGTACGCTCTTTCCGCACTACGGCTTCATGGCGGCCGGT